TTATGCCACGTCGATCCACTCGGCGCCCCGGCTGTCACGGTAGAGCGCTGTCATCGCTGCCGACTTGTGGCCGAGCAGCAATTGCGGATCTCGGCCTTCCGCGGCGTGCAATCTGGCGGCCAGTGAGCGCATCTCGTGGAAGGTCGGAGGGCTCGCCCCGAACTCAATGCCGGTGCGGTCCCGCGCTGCTGCAAATGCGCTGGTCAGCGTGTCCAGCATGATCGGCATTCCCGGCGTCGCGCGACTCACGGTGCGACTGTGATGCACGAGATGCTTTGACACTACCGCATCCCGGCAGGCTTTAACCACCTCGCCCAACTCAAGGCCCAGCGATTCCAGACGCAGCTTCGTGCTGATCCGCAGCCTGGCGCCGGTCTTTGCTTGGATGATGTGCAGGTGCTCGTCATACACGTCCTTGAACAGCATCGCCGCGATATCGTCACGGCGCTGTCCGGTCAGTACCGCAAGCTCCATCGCTCGTTTCAACCAAGGCTGCTTGGCCTCGGCGTAGATCGCCTTCCATAGCTCCAGGGTCAGCCGTTCGCGCTTGACCTTCACCTTTGCGGCCCGCGTCACTTCGACCGGGTTGTCCTTCCGCCATCCAGCCGCTATCGCCTCGCGCATCAGGTCGCTCAGCAGTGACCGCATGGCCTTCGCCATCTGCGCCTTGCCTTCATCCGTGAAAGTCTTCAGGTAGGCGGCAATCTCAAACGTCCCGATGCTTTCCGTGTCAAGGTGCCCAAGCGCCTCGCTCAACCGATTGAGCCTCATGCGCACCGTTTCCTTGCTGCGGTCAGATACATCTCGCTCGGCGTAGAGTTTGCGGTACTCGTCGATCCATTCTGAGAACCCGCGGACCGGTGCGGCTGCTATTCGCTCAACCAGTGCCGGCTGCATCTTCGCGCCTGCATGATTGGCGTGCACAGCCTCCCGCACGGCCTGCGCCTTGTCGGAGCCAAGCCCGTACCACTTTCCTGACAGCGGGTCACGGTAGCTGTAATAGGTGACGCCGTTCCTGCTATCCGTCTTGCGGTACAGGTTCGGCGGCAGGTCTTTCGAACCGGTCTTACGCGGCCTTGGCGCCATGTCGATCCCTCGCGATGCGCCCGGCAAGCGTGCCTGGCTCGATGTACTGTGCGTCTGGCTCAACATAATAGCTGCGCCCGTGCTTCACCGGGGCGGGGAAAATCTTCGCCTCTCGCGCCCACCGCCGCAGCGTGTTGAGCGTCGGCACCGGATCGAAGTTCGCTTCCGCCCATTTCTCAAGGCTCAATTTCATCTCTCACCCCTCACCATTACGCCGGCTGCTTCGATGGCGGCCTGGCAGCAGTCGTGACAAATATTCCACGCCTCCGCCCCGTCAGTTTCGGCTGGGCTATATTTTCCAGGCATCTTCACAACCAGTTCCATGCGCGACGCCAGCCACACATTCCGCATCTGGTCCTTCACGTCCTCGAACTGCTCGCGGAACGACTGCCTGTCCCACCACGCCTCGAACTCTGCTATCGCCTTGTCTGTGTGCATGTCTATCTCCTGCTGCGTGTGGGGTTAGGCGGCTGGGAACCACTCGGTTTCGTACTCAAGCTGGGTAACGCGCTCGGGTGTAATGCTGGGGATCTCGCGCGAGAATTGCAGCGTGCCATATGGTTCAGCTATGAAGTCTTGCGCCTCCTTGATGAACTTCTCCTTGAAGATCCGGAGCAGGTGATCGGCGGCCTTCTCGAAGTCTTCTTCTCGGTAGTTGCCTTCGACCCAGCCGCCAACGCATACGCGCCACACGGTGCGCTTTGGCTTCTCCTCGGCTTTTTTGATTTTCTCGGCCATCTGGTTGCGCGCATAGCGCATCTGGTCAAGGGTAAGTTGGCCGATCCATTCGTCTGTGCCGATGCGCATGGTGTGGCCGTGTTCGCACTTAATCTCAGGCATGTCTCTACCTCCCCGCCGACTCTCGCCGGCAGGCTGTGTGTTTGGGTGGGGTTAGGGGGCGGGGCGGGTGCTTTGCTTTCGCTTGCGTGAGGCGATTTCGATGCTCTTTGAAGTCTGCGCTAATCCGTTCACTACGTCCTCAGGCAGGATCGCTCCGTTGCAGTGCGGACATAGCGGCGCCATTGTTTGGCTACGCCAATATTCGTCCATTCTTTTCGCTGCCCGGCTGCGCATTGCGAACTTTTCAGCCTCGGCTAGTTCCTGCATGCGCCGGTCGATCTTGCTTTTTGCCGAACTGAAGACGCCAACCAACTGAAGGAAAGCGTCGAACGGTTCTACCTCGGTTTCGCAATCACTGCACCATACACGGCGCTCCGTTTCGTCATAGACCAACTGCTTGTGTCGGCAGGACGATATCGGGCGCCTAGTCTTTCCTCTCGCAACCCGCAGGTCCTCGATTGTCACGACCTTTGTGCCGTAGAGAAATTCTTGCGGTTCGATAGGGGCATCAGCCATATCACGCCTCCTTCGCAGCCATGGCGGCTTCTCGATACACGTCAACCCGCTCTGCAACCTTCTCGGCATAGCCGCCGTGGCAAATCACGATCGAGGCCAGTGTTTCAGCCTCATGCAGACCAGACGAGACCCACCGATACCGCTCTGCATCCTTCTGTGCGGCATCCCGCTCGGCGGTCACGGCTGACAGGGCGGCGAGTTGGTCGGCTTGGCGAACGAGCGGGACCGGCGAAAGTCCGAGGCGCTCCCATTCAATTGCTCGAATCTGGCTGTCCGTGATCAAATCGCAATAATCTGGATGTGCCCACGCCACAACCTCCACCCCTTCCGCCTCTGCGGGCTGGGCTGCCTTCACCACTGCGCGCAGCTCTAACCACGCCTGCTCTGCGCCAGGTGTCTCAACTATTGCGCAACACGCCCAGCGGTCGACGCACCGCTCCAGCAGCTCCCGATCAACCAATACCTTGCTCATTCCACTGCCTCCAATGCCGTTACCGGGTATATCTGCACGCTGTTGCGATGGGCGCTGCTCTCGACTGCGTAGCCCTCTGGCGTCTGCTCGGTCGAGTACCAGCCAACCACGCGGCCAACCCACTCGCTGCCGGTGGACTTCTTCACGCGGTCGCCCATGCGGAACTTGCCTTGCGGGGCGGTCTGCGCGATGGGGGCGTATACCGGGAACATCCGCACCACATCCACTTTCGAGAACGGGAACATGGCGTCGTATGGGTAGCCCTCAGGCAGCTCGTCTTCGTGAATCCACCAGACCGGCTGCTGCTCGGTCTGCACAGGGCGGGTGGTCATGGCGCTGATCGCGGCGTCGGCAATTTCATCCAGCCTGCCGTCATCCTCTGCCACCAACTGGAAGTCATTCGGCCGCATCGTGCCGTAGCTCCACGCACTCCAAACCCGAGTGCAGTCGAGAGCTTCGCCCAGCGCTTCTGCGATCGCCTGCTTGACCGCCTCCCGCTCATCCTGCGCCGTGTCTTGCCCTGCTGCCGCCTGCCCATCCCTGACCCCCTGCGCTGCGGCTGTGGCCATGTCGACGGCGGTGTAGGTGTCGGCGGGCTCGGGCTGCTGGGATAGGGCGTCCTTAATCCGTCCAGCCAGCGTGATCATGGAAAGGTGCAGGCCGCAGCCATCGCCGTAGTGTTCGGCTTGGCAATCGACCACCTGCTGCAACAACCCGCGCAGCCTATCGTTCTCCGCCTTCGCAGCCCCCAGCTCAGCGCCGATTGCCTTCAGTTCTCTCAGTTCGCTCTGTGTCATGTCCTTTGTCCTGTGTTGGTGGGCGGCAGCGGAAACAGGCGCATTGGCCGATCCGCTTGCCGTCCGTGCGGCAGAAGATTGGTGCGTTCATGCGGCGGCCTGTACCTGCCAAGCCCCGCACGCCTCGAAGATTCGCGCGGCCTGCGCCTCGTCCAGCGACGTGCCGCCCGGCATGGCTATCCAGCCAGAGCCGACCAGGTGATTCGGGTTGCAGCTCTTCACCAGCGCTCGGTAATGCTCCTCGAGCACGCCGGCCAGGCTGTCGGATCGGTAAATGCCCTGCGGCGCGATCTCGCTGGCTTTGATGTACTGCTCGCCCTTCTGGTCGATGCAGAACGCAGCCAAGTAGATGACCCAGCTATGAGCTATGTCGCAGATGGCCTCGGCGATCTGCCGGCTCGGTGCGATGCTGCGGCATGTCTTCCAGTCGACCAGTCCCTGCCGGCCTTCTGGGTCCATGTTCACGACTGCGACGCGGAACTGGCGGACAATGGCCCGGCTCAGTTTGTTGAGCCGGGCGTGGGGTAGGTTGCGTTTCATGGCCACTCCTGCCGAAGCACGTCGTTCTGCTTGGCCTGCGGAGTGCCGCGCTTGCGAAGCGGAAGGCTGTTGGATGTCGCAGAGTTGCGCGCGCCCCGCTTCCGGCTGCGCTGGTCAGCCTCCACGTTGCCGGCGTTGTTGAACGCCGCCGGCTTGATCTCTATCGGCTTGACGATGCTGTCCGGCAGCAGCTGGATCTTTCCGGCAGCGTTCAGGTATGCAGCCGTGGCCGCGTCAATTTGCGCGCGCAGAGCCTCGCCCTGCGCTATGGCATGGTTGTCTATGAGCATGGGTGTGTACCGGGAGGAGGGCGCGCTGGGCGCCCGGGGTGGATCAGATCAGCAGCGAGCGGGCGCCGCGGTAGGGATCGGCAAAGGGGATGTCGTCGTCGAAGCTGTCGTAGTCCGGCGCCGGTTGCTGCTGTGGTGCGGCCTGCTGTGGTCGCGATTGCTGGCGTGGCGCCTGCTGCTGCCGTGCTGCATCCTTCTCCGGCCAGTCGATGATTTCGGAGCCTTGGCCGACATGAATCTCGGTCACGTACCGCTCGACCCCATCTTTTTCAAACTTCCGGGTCTTCATCTTGCCGCACACCAGAATGCGCTTGCCCTTGTGCAGCCACTCGCCAAGGAACTCGGCGGTCTTGCCGAAGGCAACGCAGCGCACCCATTCGGTTTGCTCGACCTTCTGCCCGGTCTGCTTGTCCTTGTAGCTGTCGTCGACTGCAATGTTGAAATTGGCGACGGCGTTACCGTTTGGCATGAAGCGAACTTCAATTTCGTTTCCAAGACGACCGATGCCGCGCCATTCGTTGAGATTGGCCATTCTGGCTCCTTACTTGATTCGGATTGATGATTGGCCGCGCTCCAGGCGCGCACCGGGCACTTCCTCGCCGGCCTTAAGCTTGGCGGCGATGGCAGTCTTGTCTGGCGCGATCTCGGTCTTCACGCGCATCAGGTCGTCCGGGATGCTGTTCTCGTCATCCACGACGACCGACTCGCGGCCTTTGGCCAGGGTGATGGTGAAGAGCGGGCAGCTGATCTTCGTCATGCCGCACGCTTCCATGTTTTCGCGCAGGTACTCCTTGATCTCGCGCTGGCGGTTGGTGACCAGCCGCTTGCGCTCCTGCAGGCGTTCGATTTCCTTGTCGAGTGCAGCAACGTCGGCGTCGAAGTTCAGGATGACGTGCGACACGGCCAGCGCCTTGTCGTTGAACTCGGCTTCTATGCCCGCCATCGTGTCGCGGATGGCGACGGCCAGATCCTCGTCTGCCGTCTCCTGCAGCGCGGCCAGCTCCTTGAACTGGCCGGTGATCTCGTAGAGCGCGCTCATGCTGCTTTATCCTCAGACTTCGCCTCGGCTGGCTGCTTTAGCTCGGCGTCTCGCTCAGCGAAGGCTTTAGCCAAACGCTTGACGAAGTTGCTCTCTCCGCGGCGGTCTGCGCTTCGCACGTAGGTATCGTGCAGCTTCTTCAGCTCGTGCGGCGTCTGCGCTTTAGCCATCGTTTCGAGCGCGGCCTTGAGCCACTCGAGCCGCTCTTGCGCTTGACGCGCCGCCTCGGCTTCCTTGTTCTCGGCCTGCTCAAGCTGGGCCTCGGCCTCACGCTCAGCCACGTAGTCGCGGTCGTCGTAGAGCCCGAGGAAGATGTCAGCGCTAAAGCCGAGCATCGCCAGGGCCTTCTTGATAGCGTCAGTGAGCGACTTCTTCGGCGCCTCAGCGTCCACCGACATTCCGTAGCTCGACTTGTAGACGGCCTTGGTGCAGCCGTACTGCTCGATCTCGCCGCGCTTGTCGCCCTGCATGAACCAGAGCCTGATGCGCACCGTATGGCTCTGGATTCGACCAAGGGCCTGGCCCTTGTCATTCAGTACCTCAGGCCCTTCGTCGAAGCGCTCTTCGATAACGCTCCATCCCCAGCCGATCCCGACCGGGCCGAACACTTCTGTGGCGCGCTTGATCATGTGCTGGCCGCTGATGCTTGTGATCTGCTGGCCGTCTACCTTTGCTGACTTTGTGGCTTCCGGAGCGGTCTTCTCAACCTGGCTCCAGATGCTCATGTTCGGGTTGCTCATGCTCAACCTCCGAAAAAGTGATTAATCGCCGCCCACTGGAAGACGATAAGCATGTCCAGTGCTGCGAATCCCAGGAGAGCCCACCACGCCGCTGCGAATGAGTGGCCTGATGGGGTGTCGTCGTGCGGGTCGGTGTCGTAGGGGAGGGGGAGGGTGTTCATAGCGGCGCCCCGTTGGTGATTCGATCTGCAAGGCCGTGCACTACGACGAAGAACGCTGTGGCCACGCCAGCGCAAAGCCAGAAGACGGCTCGCTGTTTTGTGCTTTGGTAGCTAGCCATCACACACCCCCCAATAGCGCCACATAGGCGAGAGTTCCGATAAGCGATCCGGCTACGGTTATGCCTAGGGCGCCGGCCAGCTCCTTGAGGACGTATGCGGTCATGGCTGGGCTCCTTTCCCTATTGCCTTATCAATGCGCTCGCCAAACTCTTGCGATCCATGCAGGAGCCATAACTGCTGTGAAACTGCCGCGTGGAAGTTGGCGGGGTTGTTTAGCCACCGATACCGCTCGGCATCCTTCTGTGCTGCATCCCGCTCAGCGAGAAGGGCGTCGTAGTCGCTATGGAGCACGTAGCGTCCATGGGGTCCGGCCTTCATGGTGGCGTCTGTTTCAATCTCGCCAGTGCCGTCGCCGGCATATCGGTTGACGATTCTCAGGTCCCACCGCTTCACTTCCTTGCTCATGCCGCCTCCTTCTGTGCTGGTAGCAGGAACTCGCTGACCCGATCGGATAGGGCGCGGAGCTTGTCGATCAGGTCCGGGTCGCCTTCGCCGGTCAGCCCGTTGAGGTAGTAGTGCTGACTGAACACCGTCTGATCCTCTGCCCTGTCGTAGACGCGGACGTAGATGCCGTTTGTGTTGCCGGCGTAGGAGAGGTACGCCTCGTATTGCCCGGCCTGCGTCACGTCGTGGCAGATGCAGAACAGGTCGAACACGGCTTGCTGGATGTCGGTCTTCATGCTGCCTCCCGCTTGATCTCTTCGGCGTGCTCGCGGCGCCGGTTGGCCTCGTGTTCGAGGAATTCGTCGATCCGGTCATCGCAGTAGTCGATGAAGGCGGAGACGGTTGCTTCGTCGTGGTCTTTCAGCTGCTCGTTGATCGCGTCTTCGAGCGATTCGCTGTCATCCGGGCACGGGTATTCCCGAACCCCTGGTTCGTGTCTGTACATGGTGGATACCTCGGTTGCCCGGATGGGCGGAATGCGGGGTGAAAGCCCGGCGCTAGGTTCTGGCCGGGCTTTCGGGTTTACCGTGCGCCTTAGTCGTGCCCGCGCTGGCAGGAATCTACATGGCTGAGCCCTCGCTGGAACGCTCACTGGGCAGGCAGTGGCCACCTATGGAAGGGGTGATGCGATGCATCGGGGAGCCAGCTGTGCTACTGAGCGCGGGGTGTTACGAGCACCTTGTTCCGCTTGCGCTTCGCTGGCTGCCGTAGGAGATATGGGCTGCCCAACTGGCTCTCCGATGCAGGCTCGTTACGTGAGCCATTCGGCCATCTCGACGGGCAAAGCTGTGGGAAATCCCGTAGATGGCTGCCGGGGTTTTCTAGCAATCGAGGCACTGGCCGGCTGATCCTCGTCGCAGGTATCCCGAAGGGCCGCTGCGCTCGGCGGTTTGTTCATGGCGCTACCAGCACCGGGCGCCCTCGGTTATTACAGGACCGTTAGGGTCTGGTCTGGCTGGCTCAGGCGGGGGTTATTTGGTGCGGGCCTGTGCTGATGTCATGGCATCTCGTGATGCCTCCCAGCCGGCGCAAAAGTTGTTATAGCTAACCAACTCATCAGCGGCTTTGAACGCCCGCCTCCAGTGAGCATCTGTTTCGCCTTCGAGCAGCCCGCTGGCTACTCTGTAGCGGTAATGCTTAAAGGCTTTCTCCATCTCTTCCATCACTTCTCTCCTTTCCAATTCCTTCTCCACCAATCCCACATGTACAGCGCTGCGAGGATGGCGCAGAGGATCAGGACTTCGGGGCCGGTTAGCATGGCGTGCCGCGGGCCTTGGCTATGGCGGCGCGTGCCTGATCGAGCCAGTTGTAAATTGGCTTTCCGGTTCTGGCCGTGTAGCTATCCGCCTCCGCCACGATCATCTCAAGCGCCTCCAGCAGATCAGGCGCGGCGGCGATCAGCTGGGCGTTAGCCATGACCTCCGTCACCGGCATGTCTTCATCCTCGCCATCTGCATTCGTGCACGCCCATGGATTGATGCTTGCAATGTTCCATCCGTCAGTCTCATGTGCGCGCGATCCGGCCCGGTTGACCGCGCCCAGCTTCGTGTAGACGTGACCGCCCACAACTTCCCAGGGGCCTGGCGTGTATCCTTCGCTCATCTCATCCTCCTATGTGCTGATGGGTGACAGTGGGGCGGTTAGAGGTCGGCGTGGCTCAATGGTCCGAAGCGCTTCTCACGCTCGTCCATCATTGCCTCGGCCAGTTCATAGGCGATCTGAGCCGTGTACTTTGCGGTCGTGTGCTTGCCGGACATTACGGTGCCTGTCATCGCAAGCTGAGCCAGTTCCTCTACTTTCCGCTTACGCAGCTGATTGATCTCGTTGCTCACATCTCTCTCCATTCTGTTAATCCCCGCTGCAGCCTGTCGGCAAGCTGCTGGATGGGGGTTAGGCGATCGGCGCGACCGCTACCAGTTGCCAGCCATTGGGGCAGAAAGGCTCCCAGCCCTGTACGCTTTTTCAATGACGGGTGATTCATCATTGATGATTTGGAGCGCCCTGTTAAAAACAACGTGTTTTCCCCTTCTGCTCTCGAAATGAGAGATTGATGCGAATCCTTCATTTTGTAGATATTCCAAATACCTCTTTGCGATCAGGTCGGCGTAGGTGCCACCATCCGGAACACCTTTAGGCCACGCTGCGTTCATGCCCTCAAATCGAGAGTTCAGATATTCATTTCGCAGGAACTCATAGATATCAAAGATGCTTGGCATCGGAAGATCCATGCCGTTCTTAGTGCGTTCCGCCATGAGACCCATATGATCGCCATGCAATCTATACTCCTCGGCCCCTTGCGTACTTCCTGCGGCCAATAGCTCTTTCTCGCGACGACGGTCAATTTTCGCTACTCGCTTGTACTCTTCGTGATTCATTGGTAAGCCTCAGTTCTCCAATGTCGTGTCGCCAAGCTGCGGGGGTGGGGTTAGGCGGCTTCCCAGCCGAGATTCTTGATGTACTCGCCGCCAGCGCAGACTCGAAGGTCTTCGATTTCTGACAGATCCTTGAGCTCGTCCAGAGCTGCCATAGCTCTTTCGGTGGCCAGCTTGGCGTGGCTTAGCTGCCAGCGCTTTCTTGCCTTGTAGGACTCAAGCGCCTTCTCTTTCTCTGGATACGCAAAGCGCCGCCCCGATACCTTCAGCACACGCTTGGCATACTTGGGGATGACGCCACGCTCAAGGCTTGCTTTAGCGATAAAGACGTAGCTCGGAACGACCAGCCAGTAGCAGTGCTCGGTTTCACGAATCACTACGTATCGCTTGCAGATGATCGAAACCCCTTCCGGCCCGATCGCGTCGATGTACCGGAAGTGATCCGGCCAAACTGGATTGCTCATCCTGATTACCTCCGTTGTGTTAAGCCGCCAACTGCGCCTCTTCCATCCGCTGCGCTCTCACTATCACCTGAGAGCGTGGAGCCTCTGGACGGCGAATCGGGCGAACCTGCGTGTTGTGCTCGGCGCCTACCAATAACGCCAGCACGAGCGGGGCGATGATTCCCCGGCGCATGGCTTCAAGGCAGAGGCCGCGAGTGGTGCGCTGGTTGCCCAGCTTGAAACGGGCGTCGTCGAGCTGCTTGACGACCGTAGCCGGCGCGCAGCCCATGCAGCGTGCTATCTCTTTCGCCGTCTTGTCTGCGCACGCCCAAAGGGTTGCTTCCAGCTGCCGCGGCGCGAGCCCCTGACCGAGCCGGCCGAGCCATCCGTCTACCTGGATCGTGTCCATGTGGATCTCCTTGTCTCGGTTGTCATCCCAAAGCGCCCTCTCGTCGAAGGCGCTTCAGTGATTCTTCCGTTTCTAAAGAACGTCGTCGGACTTCCTGTCCAGTCGCCAGTCGGTCCCCTTGTCGGGGGCTGGGAGAAGGTTTCGGTCCCTCTCGTCCTAGCCGGCGTGTCCGGCGTTGTGTGTTGCGTTGAGGTAAATTTACCACGCGGAAAACATACGTCAAGCGGGTGAGGTAAATATTTATGGAAAAGTTTACCTGCCATGGAGGTAACTCCCTGTCTTGAAAGTCAAATTTCAGGCACAAAAAAACCTGCCGAAGCAGGTTCTTTTTTCTGATTGGGTATCAGCCTGTGAGCCAGTCCACGCGGAAAGCCCGGCCGATTACCAGTGCTTTACCTGCGGCGCAGGCGTCCACCATCTCGGAATGCGTCAGATCGTACGCCGCTTGCAGGTTCATGCCGCCGCTCGGCAGCAGCGCGGCGAACGCAAAGCGCAGAGCGCCGCCTATCTCGATGATGAAGGCCTCGCCTGGCCGCAGCCGTTTATCCTCGCAATCCAGCAACACCTCTGCATCAAAGGGCATGGCTGGGCGGGTCATGTGTTTCGCCAGCCGCATCTTCCTAATGTTCGCCTGGTCAACTCCGCTGCGCTCAAGATCCTGGCGGGACAACATGCTTTCGCACCGGTTGGTGCACGTCGAACAATCCATCAAAAAACTCCTTTGCCCTTGCGTCCTTTACAAAACGCAACAGGGTAGTGGCATTCGGCTATCAGGGCTGGCAAATAAATCTATGAGCCAATCCGTGCATCGATTGGTTTCTTTATCGGCGCAGGGGCAGGGTGCCGGATGATGGCACCGCACCAGAATTGAACCAAAGATTAGATATGTCGACCGTTCGTCGATGATGGCAGGGTTGACGCGAGATGGAAGGCCCGGAAGAGGCCCTCAAAAAAACATGGCGCCCCACCAGACCCGGCCGAGGACGCGGATCTTGTGGCGTTCGATTTGCTCGAGGCTGTATTCCTCGTCGGGATGCTCGTCGCGATTGAAGCTGCGCAGGCGAATACCGCCGCCTGGCAGGCGGTACAGCTGCTTAACGCGCAGCTGGCCGTCGTGGTCGATCGCGTACATGTCGCCGTCGTGAATGCGTGTGGTACCGCGGTCGATGCTCACGGTGGCGCCGTCGCGCAGTACCGGCTCCATGGAGTTGCCAGTAACCGTCACGCAAACCGCGTTGGCAGGCTCTACGCCACGCGCACGCATCGTCCTGGCACCGAAGCGCATCTTCCTTGATCCCGCCTCGTGAATGGCCGTTCTGCCGCTTCCTGCGGACAGCTCAACCTCTTTCAGGAAGGGCAGCTCAACCTCGCCATCCTCTAGCGGGGTTTCGTCATCCCATACGCCCACCGGCTCCAGCTCGTACGGCAGCTCGGCTTGCTTTACAGGAGGGCGCTCGGCTGCGTCTAGCGGGCGATCTACAAAGCCTGGCTCTAGCTCAAGCTCCTGCTCAATCCAGCGCGCCATGGTCTCGCCAATGCCCCTGCTGTGCTTGTTCGAGGACAGCATGCGGGAGACGTACGAAGGCGTCCGGCTGATGGCTGCGGCGAAGTCGGCAGCAACCCCATTGAAGCGCTGATCAATGAGCTGGGCGACCCGGTGTTTGCGAATTTCAGAGATGTCCATGCCGCTATTAAAGCCGGCATTTTCCTCGCGGGAAATTACCTTGACCTGCCGGTTCTGTGAGGTAAACTGCGTGGTAAATGTACCCGCAGGTAAATGCGCATGGACCTCGCCACTTACGCCAATAGTCTGCCTCGCGGCGAGAAGCAAAAGCTCGCTGCCCGCCTCGGCGTCAAGCCCACCTACCTCTCCCGTTTGATCTCCGGCCAGCGCGGCATCACTGCCGAGCGTGCCATCCAGATCGAGCGTGCTACCGGTGGCGCTGTTAACCGCCGCGACCTCTGCCCCGACTTCCCCTGGCAAGAGGCTTCCTGATTCAGAGATTCCCGGCCTAGTCATTTGAACGTCCATGTCAGTGGTTTCCATGGGTTCCAGATTAGGCCAAGCGGTAAAGAAGCGACAGGGTTATGGATGTGCTGTTTTTTTATCCAGTACCCAAATTCAGAGCAACAAAAAGCCCGGTGGTTCAGACCGGGCTCTTCAACAGCAACACAACTTGACGAGGCCAATTATGGCAGCACTACACACGATAAGCAAAGGGCGGTTGCGTATGCAGCTCCAAGAGATCGCTGGCGATGCAGTCGCGTTCTACCCAGCCTTCCGTAAGGTCCTGGGATTGAACGCTGCAGCCACTCAGTTCCTGTCGCAGGCGGTCTACTGGACCGAGCGCACTGAGGACGGCTGGTTCTACAAGACCACGGAAGAGTGGAATGAAGAACTGGGTTTGACCCTTGAGGAAGTGAAGGGAGCCCGCAAGAAACTGAAGTCGATCGGCATCCTCACAGAGCAGCGCAAGGGCATCCCGGCAAAGCTGTATTACAAGGTCGATACCGATGAACTTCTCGCAGTCTTGTCTGGGGAAAAGCCACTAACTGTAGTGGTGAAAACCCCCAAACTGGAGGTGGTAAAACCCGCTATCTGTAGCGAGGAAAACCCACGATCTATTACAGAGACTACACAAGAGACTACAGCAGAGACTACTTCACTTGCGCTCGTCTCCGCTGACGCGGCGAGCAAGCGCCGGCCGAAAGCGAACGGTGAGGCTGAGCAGGCACGGCAAGAAGCCTGCCGCGCAATCTGGGGCTCGTATGCACAGGCCTATGTCAACCGCTACGGCGCAGCGCCTGTTCGCAATGCCAAGGTCAACCGCCAGGTTGTCGACCTCTGGAAGCGCCTCGGTGCCGAAGCTGCTGCGGTCGCTGAATACTTCGTCTCGATCAACGATTCCTACCTGATCCGCAACTGCCACGACCTTGGATCGCTGCTGACCAAGGCCGAGTCCTATCGCACCCAGTGGGCAACTGGACGCCAGATGAACGGCCGCACCGCCCGCCAGCTTGAAGACACCCAGGCGAACATCAACGCCGCACAGGAAGCCGCTGCCCGCATCCGCGCCCGCGAAAACGGAGGTGTCCGCAATGACAACCCTTTCCTTCGCTGAGCAGGCGCAGCTGGCCGCCGCAATCGTTGCTACCGCCGAGACTCTTGGCCAGACCATGAGCGCGGCTGCGGCGGAGCTGATGGCATCAGACCTGTCTGAATACCCCGCGCCGGACATCATCGCTGCCCTGACAGCCTGCCGCCGCGAACTGACCGGAAAGCTGACACTTGCCGCCATCCTTCAGCGCGTACAGGCCGCCGATGGTCGCCCTGATCCGAACGAGGCCTGGTCGCTGGCCCTGGCAGCCTCGGATGAGTTCGACAGCGTTGTCCTGACTGACGAAATCCAGCTGGCTCTCGGTGCGGCCCGCGCCATTCTCGACGCTGGCGACAAGGTTGGAGCGCGCATGTCCTTCCTGTCCGCCTACCAGCGCCTAGTCGATACGGCCCGCCGCGAGAATCGTCCGGTGAAGTGGTCCCTGTCTCCCGGCTTCGATCAGCAGCGCCGCCTGATCGCCGTGCAAGAGGCCGGCCGCCTTGGCCGCCTGCCTGCTCCTGTCGTTCAGGAATACGTCGCTCAGCTCACTCACGAGCCTGTCACCCAGAACGGCGCAGCGATTGCCGGCCTGATCACTGGCCGGGTCGCGATGCCTACCCCAGAAGTGCGCGCGAAGCTGCAACTGGTCAAGGCCACAGTCGAGGAGGGGCGCGCCGCGAAGGAGAAGCAGCGCCAGGACGAGATCCGCGCCCGGCAGGAGAAGTTTGAGCAGCAGCGCGCCGAGCAACTAGCCGCCATCGAATCGTTGGGGGTGAAGGCATGAGCCGGACTGTCTATGAGTGCCAGGGATACTACATGCGCTCGTTCGCTGAGACGCGCTGGGCCGAAATGATGGATGCGCTCGGGATCTTCTGGCTTTACGAGCCGGCTCTCGCGCGTACCCGTCACGGCATGTACCTGCCTGATTTCTACCTGCCAAACGCCGGCATCTATGTCGAGGTGAAAGGGCCGAAGCCAAGTAGCGTTGAGATCGATAAGGCTCGCGACGTCCAGGCCGCCACCGGTATTCCAGTGGTCTTTGCCTACGGCGACATGGCGCTCGGCGGCGGAGAGAGCGTAACTGGCGGCTTTCTGATGAGTCTGCCCGAGACTCACGAAGCTGTTTTCTATACCAGCGAGTTCAGCCAGATCATCAAGTTTGGCCTGGGCGATCAAATGTGGAAGCGCCATCTCCGCGCGGGGATCAAGCAGCCGGCACCTTGCGCTCAGTTCGCAGGGGAAATCCTGCGGGACATGCTGCTCGGCGCCATGGACCGATCTGCATTTGAGCAGCACTTGCAGGCTCGCCACCAAGACCTAAACGAAGCGCGGACCCAAGAGCTTCGGCAGGTCAGCAAGGCCGAATGGGCGATCCGCACCTTCTTCGGAAGAAGCTCGATCGGGAGGGCGGCCGCATGACCACCTCCATGGGCACCGGCCGCATTCACGAAGGCCTGGACCTCAAGTGGTGCTGCGACATCTGCGGCAATCCACGCAACGGCCATAAGCACACCGCTTGCGCCAAGACCCGTCAGGCCATCTACGCGATGCCGTCTCAGCAGCGCCTGGCCGTTCTGGCTCTCCAGAAGCAGGGCTTCCGCCCTCAAGCAATCACCGGGGCAGGCATAGGCCTATCCCGCGGCAATGACCATCGCGTCGTCTGTGCTGACGGAAGCACCCAGCGCGGCGTAGGAGCAAGGAAATGAGCAAGTACGACGAATTGAAGCGGCTGGCAGGCGAGCTTGAAGTGCTAGTGCCGGCTCTGCTGCGCGAGAAGGCTGACCTGATCGCGGAGAACGAGCGGCTGCAAGCTGACAAGAACACCGTCGACTGCCGGTTCGAAGTAAGCCGCGACACGCTGGAAGTGATTCGTGGCTGCTTGCGGCAGGCGGAATCAGAGATCGACCAGATGAAAGCTCAGTCTGTGGAGCGTGGAGCGGTATCGCGCGCCCTGCACGAGGCGGTCAGTGCGATCTACTTCGACGACAGCAGCGATTTCGGGTCGGCGCTATGGGCCGTGGTGCGCCACCTTGCCCCCGAGCTGATTGAGGAGCTGGAGAGCGATCCATCCGCGGTTTGGCACAAGACAGAAGCCTTGGCGGAGCAGGAGTCCTCGAAATGAGTGATTTTTCGGAGATGACAGAAGCCTACGAGCAGGCCCGCACAGCTCCCGATCCGGTAGACAAGGCAAGCGCTCAGCAATCACTGGCTGAGATGCAGGGCGTCGCAATAGTCCGCGCCAGGCTGCAAGGAAAAGGGCGTCCTGACTGCCTGGATTGCGGAGAGGATATCCCTGAGCTGCGCCGCAAGGCCGTGAAGAACGCCGTGCGCTGCAAGGAGTGCCAGGACGACCACGACAAGCGGGAGGGGCGCCGCCATGCGTAACTTGCTGCCAGGTCGATACCTTTTGCTTGCGCTAGTTGCAGGCCCTGTCTCAGTCGTCGCGGTTGGTATGGCGACAGGCAGCCTGGCCCTGATGAGCCTGTTCGCGTTCCCGCTTTCCGGGCTGCTTGGGTGGCTCTCTAGCGACGCTGATAGTGAGGCGCGCCGCCATGGCTGATTCCCGAATGACTGCACGCGAACGCGCATATGTCCGGCGCCTGGAGCTGGAGAATGCCCAGCTGCGCGCGCAGAACGACAAGCACATCGATATCTACCGTGAGCAGACCGTCGAGCTTATCGAACTGCGGGCGAAGCTTGACCTGCTGCGGGAGGTGGCCAATGGGTGAAGTAATCCATAAGCCTCGCCACTTCTGGACCGCTGGCCGCAACCGTGTCCGCGACGTGTTCAAGCTGGCCTACCTGTTCGCCTTCGAGCTGTCCGCTGAATCGGCCGTCGAGATCATCGTGCGCCCTGTCAAGAGCCGCCGCACGCTGCAGCAGAACGCAAAGCTCTGGTCGATGCTGGCCGACATAGCCCGTCAGGTTGAATGGCCCGTAAACGGCGTTATGCAGCGCCTGGACGCTGAAGACTGGAAAGCCCTGATGACTGCCGCGTGCCGCCAGGAAGTCCGCATGGCGGCCGGCATCGGTGGCGGCGTTGTGATGCTCGGCGTTTCGACCCGTCGCATGACCGTAGCCGAGATGGGCGACCTCATCGAGTTCATGTACTCCTTCGGCGCCGAGCGTGGCGTGGAGTGGCGCGAGCCCAAGGACGAGATGCCCGAGCAGTGGGAGGCCGCGGCATGACCAAAGCCGAGAAAGCCCACCTGTCCCGCGTAGCCGCCCTAGGCTGCATTGCCTGCTACCTGCAAGGCACGCCGGGTACGCCTGCTGAGATACATCACCCACGCGCCGGTCTCGGCAAAGGTCAGCGCGCAAGCCATATGGACGGCATCCCACTCTGCCCGGCGCATCACCGTGGCACTCATCACCCGGCCGTGCCAAGCATTCACCTGGCAAAGCTGGCCTTCATCGAGCGCTTCGGCACCGAGGAGAAGTTATTGCAGCTGGTGCAACAGCTGATCGATGGGAGCGCTGCCGCATGAAGACCTGCCCCGTAGACGCCACCCACAAGACAACCGGATACAGCCTACGGCAGACCCTGTACTGCCACGACTGCCGCAAGGAACACCCATGGCCGCTAAAGCCCGGCCAGCTCCCCCTGATCGCAAACAACAGAGCAACGAGGAAGCCGCAATGACTGACGCAAACAAACTCGCACAAACCCTGGCCGAGCGCGGCAGCCGTTACGGCGACTTCACCGACCACGCCCGGATCTGCCAGAACCTGAAACGCACCATGTGCGCCGAGGCCGGCTGGGGTCGCCTGACCGACGTACAGAAGCAATCGCTCGATGTCATCGCTGACAAGGTGGGTCGCATCCTCTCCGGCGACCCGAATTACGCCGACAACTGGCACGACATTCAGGGCTACGCGAAGTTGGCCGAAGACCGCCTGCCGGCAGAGTTCGGCCAGCAGAACACCATCGACTGCCGCAGCGCTGAGCAGAAGGCGGCCCAGGCATGAAGATCAGCGCAATCGACTTACAGGCGAGGCTAGGCGATGACGGCGAGCACTACGACGGCCTCGGCCGGGAATGGCTCATTCAATCTGGCCTCATTGCCAGCAGCGGAGAGGGCGCTGATCGAAGCGGACAAAACGGCCTGCCTGATCAGATGGAAGGTGCGCGACCTCAAGGGGCCGGAGAAGCAGAGGCAGGGAAACGTACTGCTGGCGGCTGTTCCGGAGAGTGCGCGGCCTGCCGTTGTGGCGGCTCTGAAGGCGAGGGGGAGTAGATGAGCAAGGCCGAGGAGATCCTAGACCTGTTCCTCCACGACGCTGGCATCAAGGCTGTGCGCGAGTACCGCTTTGCTGCCGAGGCTTGTGGAGGGCCTGGTAAGGGTCTGAGGGATCGCCTGGCCAAGGCTGGCCTGCAGGACTGGCGCGCTGACTTTGCGCTGATTGAGCACGGATTGCTGATCGAGGTAGAGGGTGGCGGCTGGACTGGCGGGCGTCACACCCGCGGTGCCGGTTTCGCTGCCGACCTCAAGAAATACGACGCCGCTGCCCGCCTTGGGTGGCGCGTCTACCGCTGCGACCCCGCCATGATCAAGAGCGGGCGCGCTATCGAGACAATCCGAATTCTGATGCAGCAGGGGAGAGCCGCTTAATGGCCGCACGCAAGCACGACGATGAGACAATCAAGGCCGCGCTGGCCGGCCGAACTGTGGTAGAGGCTGCACAGATCCTCGGGCTGCACGAGCGCAACGTCTACACCCACAAGGCCAGGCTGGCTCGGCAGGGATGGAGCCCGGAGCACGACATGACCAAGAGCGTGCCGGATGGCTTCCGCCTCAAGGGTACGTCGACCCTGTACGACGAAGACGGCAAGGCCAAGCTCCAGTGGGTCAAGACCACGATCGACCAAGAGCGCCAGGCCGAGCTGATCCGTGAAGCGTGCCAGGCGATGTCCGAAGATCTGCCGCAGGTTGAGCCGCGCAAGGCCGGCAACGGCTACCTGTCTCACCTGCTGGCCGCGTACCCGATCGGCGACGCCCATATCGGAATGCGGGCCTGGGGCGAGGAAACGCAGGGCAGCGATTGGGATCTGTCGATTGCCGAGCGCGTCCAGTGTGGCGCTATGGCCGCCCTGGTCGATATGGCGCCGGCCTGCGAGCAAGCGCTGATCATCAACTGCGGCGACTGGTTCCATGCCGACAACATGGAAGGCACCACGAGCCGGTCCGGCCACATCCTGGACGTCGACGGGCGCTACGCGAAGATGATCCGCGTTGGCGTCAAGGTAATGAGGCAGTGCATCGAGTCTGCCCTGATGAAGCACGCCCGGGTACGCGTCTGCAACGTCATCGGCAACCACGACGACACCGGCGCTATCTGGCTGAGCATCGCCCTGAGCCACATCTACGCCAATGAGCCGCGCGTCCAGATAGACACCTCGCCGGCGCCGTTCATGTACCACGAGCACGGCAAGGTGCTGATCGGGATGCACCACGGCCACTCCTGCAAGCCTGACCGCCTCCCGGGCGTAATGGCCACCGACCAGGCGCAGGCATGGGGCCGCACCGAGTTCCGCTACTGGTACATCGGCCACGTGCACCACCAGAGCGTCAAGGAGTACAGCGGCGTTACCGTCGAGTCCTTCAACACCCTGACCGCCAAGGATGCCTACTCCGCATGGGGCGGCTACCGGGCTCAGCAGAACATGAAGTGCATCATCCATCACGCGGAGTTCGGCGAGGTCGGCCGGCACACGGTGAATCCGAACATGCTCAAGGGCGAGGAGGCAGCATGAAGAGCGCCGAAGAGCTTTTGACCCAATGGGGCATCTGGGTATGGCAGAAGACAGGCGTGCCCCGGTACGTCTCACCGATGCTGGCCATCATGCGCGACAACGTGCCGTGCACCCATGCGCCAGATGCTGCGATCACCGATGAAGAGGCAGAGACGGTATCGGCTGTAGTCGCCCGCTTGCAGCAGCGCTATCCCGAGGCGTCCGAGGCCGTGCACCTGTACTACTGCCACAACCGCACCATGGAGCAGATCGGCAAGCAGCTTGGCAAATCCCGCCACCAGGTGAAGGACATGCTTAGCCGAGTGCACGGCTACGTTGAGTCCGAATTCGACCGACGAATGGCAGCTTAATTTACATGTCACCTTTATTGACGTGTTAACGCCGATCTGGCAATCTGGCACAAATTGCGGTTTTACCGCTTCAGAAGAGCCCGGCCATTGAGTCGGGCTTTTTTGTGCCTCAGTTTCGGGCGCTAAAGGCCGTTTGAATGGCTCGCCACCATGCGCCCAACAATTTCCGGCCTCGCTTAGTGCGGGCTTTCTTCGTTCTGGAGTCTCAATGTCCATCGCCACGCTGAATCTGCCGATCTACGACATCAAATTCACTGTGGTGAAAGGCAAGGAGGGGCTAAAGCAGATCGCTGCCGCCTCCAAGTTCCACGCTGGTTTTGTCAAGGACATGATGTCGGCCCCGGTTGCTGGCGTGACGCTCATGGCTCCTGAAGGTGTGGATGGCTTCGGCGAGGCTTTCGTCGTGCTTCACACTACGGACCTCGGCGTCATTGCCCATGAGGCGTATCACCTCGCCATTGAGCTGATCTACTGGATTGCAGGCGAGGAGCCGTCCTACAAGCATCAGGAGCAGCTGGCCCACGTTAGCGAATACCTGTTCCGGCACATTGCTCGTGCCATGGGGCACAAGCTGCCTGCAAGCATTCACGACGTCACCCTAGACGTCTAACAATTTCCGGCCCCTACCTCTTACTGCTTCCTAGCTCCCTGGCGGATAGCGACGGTATGTGAGGCCGGACCAAACACCAGCGAGACTCCACTATGACCGACAGCCATGAGGGCGGACGCACTGTGCCCGAGCGGGTCGGTGCTCTCGAGCAAGACATGCACCTGGTCAAGCACAGGCTTGATCGCTTCGACAGGCATCACGAAGACCTGCCAATGCGGGTAGGGCGCCTCGAACTGATCGCGCAGACGCAATCCGAACTTCTCAAGTCCCTGGATGTGAACGTTCGGGAGATGGGCAAGAAGGTCATGTACGGCCTCGGTGCTGCCGGCGCGATCATTTCCGTGGTGCAGATCGTTGGGCCTCATCTGCTGCGAGCGGTCACGTCATGAACCTGATCCCCGAATGGCGCAAGTGCTGGCGTCTCACCAGTGTGCAGCTCGCCATCATCACCGCAGTGCTCAACGCAGCAGCCGGTGCATGGGTAGCGTTCGAAGGCCACATCAGTCCCGTCGCATGGGCCAGCGTGAACATGGTTCTCGGCGTGGCTATGGCTATCGCCCGTGTGGTGTCGCAGCCGAAGGTGACTGGTGAGCCGAAGTGAGACGCCTACACGCCATCCTCCTGCTGCTTCGCATCGCTCTATGCGTATGCCTGATGGTGGGGATGGAGGCGTGGAGGTATTGGCGAAAACAACTTAGGAGCCCGCATGAGCACATTCATCGTTCACGCAATAGGCGGTGAGCACGAGATAACCGCGCACACCTACACGCTTGGATCTGAGGGGCTGAAGTTCATCGGTTCCGATGGCGTAACCGTTGCGATCTTCATCACGTTCGACTGGCTGAAGCTGGTTCCAGCATCTGCATAGAGAAAAACACCATGTCCAAACCGCTGACCCATGAAGAGATCGGAAAGCGGGTGGACTCTCTGTGTGAGCAAGTTGCAGAGGGCAAGACGCTTCGCCAGATATCGGCAACCATGAAGCTGAGTGTGGGGATGTTGCTCAAGATGGTTGCTGTTCCTCCCTACAGTGAGCAGTACGCGCGCGCGAGAGAGTCGGCCGCTGACCTGTTCGAGGCGGACATCATCACTGCTGCGATGGCGGTAACGCCTGAGACTGCAGCAGCTGACAGGGTGCAGATTGAAGCGCTCAAATGGGTTGCTGGTCGACGCGCTCCGAAGAAATACGGCGACCGCATCCAGCAGGACGTGACGGTCGACGTGAAAGACGGACTGGCCGAGAAAATGGCGGCAGCTCGTGAACGTGCGCAGCGGGGTTGATCCTGAGCTGCAGTTGATCGAGGACATAGCCAGTTTCACCCATGATCCGCAGGGCTTCGCGATGTACGCGTTCCCATGGGGGCATGGAGAGCTTGCAGGCGTTGAGCGTCCTCGCGACTGGCAGTGGGAGACGATGGGCGTCATAGGTGCTCACCTCAGCAATCCAGATACGCGCTTTCAGCCGCTGATGATCTCGGTCGCTTCCGGCCACGGTATCGGCAAGTCCGCCGAGATGGGCATGATCCTGAACTGGGCCATGTCCACCTGCGAGGACTGCAAGGTCGTTGTGACGGCCAACACCGAGAACCAGCTGCGCACGAAGACCTGGCCGGAGATCGGCAAGTGGTTTCGCCTGGCGATCAATAAGCACTGGTTCAACGTCACCGCGACGAAGGTTGCCTCAGTCGACCCTGAGCACACCGACAGCTGGAAGGCTGACGCGGTGCCATGGAGCGAGCACAACACCGAGGCATTTGCCGGCCTGCACAACAAGGGCAAGCGCATTGTCCTGATCTTCGACGAAGCCTCGAACATTGCCGACAAGGTGTGGGAGGTGGCCGAGGGAGCGCTGACGGACGAAGACACCGAGATCATCTGGCTGGCCTTCGGTAACCCGACGCGAAACACCGGTCGCTTCCGTGAGTGCTTCACGCGCTACAAGCACCGCTGGGTCACCAAGCAGGTTGACTCGCGCACGGTTGACGGAACCAACAAGGCGCAGATCGCCAAGTGGGCCGAAGACTACGGCGAAGACTCTGACTTCTTCCGCGTCCGTGTCCGCGGCATGTTCCCGAGGGCTTCCGACTTGCAGCTGATACCGACTGACTGGGTGGCTGAGGCCATGCGGCGCGAGGCTGTGTGCGGCATCACTGACGCGCTGGTGTGCGGTATCGACATTGCTCGCGGCGGCGCTGACAACAACGTGATCCGGTTCCGGCGCGGCCTTGACGCTCGATCGATTGATCCGATTCGCATCCCTGGCAGTGAGACGCGCGACACGACGCTGTTCATCGCACGAGTGTGCACGGCGGTGCAGGACCACAAGCCAGACGCTGTATTCGTCGACTCGACCGGCGTGGGCGGCCCTGTGGCTGACCAGTTGCGTCGCCTGATGCCAGGCATTCCGATCATTGACGTGAACTTCGCCAGCGCGGCGCCTGACGGCCACTACGCCAACATGCGGACGTACATCTGGTGGAAGTTGCGAGAGGCATTGCGCGCTGGCCTGGCTATCGAGGAAGACCCGGACCTCGAGTCCGAGTTGACGTCACCAGAGTACACGCACAACCAGCGCGACCAGATCGCCCTGGAGAAGAAGGCAGACATCAAGAAGCGCCTCGGCATCAGCCCTGACGACGCCGACGCCCTGGCCCTGACCTTCACCTTCCCGGTTCAGAAATCCGACTACACACACGCTCAAGGCTCTGCGCTGCTGAGCGACTACGACCCGTTTGCGAGGCAATGACCCATGTGCAGCAGCAAGCTGAAGAAGATCATCAAGAAGGTTGACCCGCTGATGGGTGGCGACGCGATCCTCGACAAGGTTGGCCTGCCGTCCGTGTTCGGTGATGAGAACGGCTTCGTGCAGGAGCCGGTAGAGATCGGCGCCACGCAGGTGGCTTCTGCTCCCGAGGCGCCGACCGAGGTAGACGGTGGCGTGCTGGCTGCTCGTGAATCCGAGCGCCGCCGCCGCGCTGCTGCCGCTGGGCAGAACAGCACCATCCTGACTGGCGGGCTTGGTTCCGCGAACACCGGGCAGAAAACTCTGTTGGGGGCGTAAATGGCTGACTCTCTGCGTCAACGGCTGGATCGCCGGCTCTCTCAGCTCAAGCTGGAGCGCGACCGGGGCTGGTTTCCGCTGTGGCGTGAGATCAGCGACCACATTGCCCCGGACATGGGGCGCTGGAATGCGACTGATGCGAACGAAGGCAAGCGCCGCGACCAGCTGATCATCAACTCGACAGGCCGGTCCTCGCTGAAGATCCTTGCCTCTGGCATGTTCTCCGGCATGACCAGCCCCTCGCGGCCGTGGTTCAAGCTGGCCACGCCAGATGCGGCGCTGATGGAGTTCGGCCCGGTTAAGTCCTGGCTACACCAGGCCGAGAAGGTGCTGCAGGACGTGTTCGCACGCTCCAACCTGTACAACGTGTTGCCCACGCTCTACGCCGAGCAGGGCGCATTCGGCACAGGCGCTATTGCCTGCATGCCAGACGATGACGAGTTCGTGCGGTTTTACAACTTCACGGCCGGCAGCTACATGGCCGCCACGAGCGCCAGGCAGCAGGTGGACACGCTCTACCGCGAGTTCCGCATGACGGCGCGGCAGATGGCCCAGCAGTTCGGCAAGGACGCGCTGAGCAGCACTGTTCGCACGATGCTGGACAACAACCCGGACGGCTGGGTCGATGTCTGCCATGCGGTTGAGCCGAACGACGAGCGCGACCCATCGCTGCCGGACAATCGCAACATGCCGATTCGCTCGGTGTACTGGGAGAAGGGCGGCGACGCGGACAAGGTGTTGCGCCAGTCTGGCTTCCAGAACTCGCCGATCATGGTCCCGCGCTGGGATGTGAACGGCGAGAATGTCTATGGCGCCGGCCCTGGCTCCGTCGCGCTGGGTGATACCAAAGCCCTGCAGCTGATGGAGAAGCGCAAGGCGCAGATGCTGGAGAAGCTGGTGAACCCGCCCATGGGTGCACCGGCCTCGCTGCGTGGCCAGCGTGCATCGATCCTGCCGGGCGACATCACCTACCTGGACACGACCAACATCGGCCAGCAGTTCGCGCCGCTGCACGAGATCAACCCGTCTGCCTACTCGGCGCTGCGGGCAGAGATCGAGGCGCACGAGCAGCGCATCGAGTCCGCGTTCTTCGTCGACCTGTTCCTGATGATCAGTTCGATGGACGACGTGCGCACCGCGACTGAGATCGCTGCGCGCAAGGAAGAGAAGATGCTCATGCTCGGCCCGGTGCTCGAGCGCATGAACGATGAGTTGCTAGACCCGCTGATCGATCGTGTGTTCGGCATGATGCTCGAACAGTCAGCTCCGCGCTGGTCTGGTCTGCTGCCAGGCAATCCGATGTTGCCGCCGCCTCCGCAAGAGCTGGCCGGTATGGACCTCAACGTCGAGTACGTGTCGATCCTGGCTCAGGCTCAGAAAGCCCTTGGCGTTGCAGGCATCGAGCGCGCTGTGAGCTTCGCAGGCAACCTCGCCGGCATTCAGCCTGACATCATCGACAAGATCGACTTTGACCAGGCCGTCGACGAGTACACCGCCATGCTTGGCGTGCCGCCGACCATGATCCGCTCGGATGAGGACGTTGCAGCGCTACGCCAGCAGCGCGCCGAAGCCCAGCAGCAACAGCAGGCGATGGAGCAGATGAGCGCCGGCATTCAAGGCGCCAAGCTCCTGTCCGAGACCAACGTCACCGACCCTAGCGCACTGACAGCACTGGTAGGCCAATGACCAACGCAAGCGATGAGCGCGCCCTGAAAGATGCGGCGCGAGAGGAGCGGCTTGCCCGCGAAACAACTGCAGTCGACTTCAAGTGGCTGATGGACGACCCGCGTGGGCGCCGCTTCGTGTGGCGCCTTATGGGCCGCTGCAAGGTGTTCGAGCCCGTCTTTAACACCCATGGCGGCGTGATGAACTTCAACGAAGGCCGGAGAGACACCGGCCTTTTTCTTTTGGGCGAGATCGATCGGCTGTGTCCCGCGCAGTTCGCGGTAATGGCAGCAGAGAACGCCCGCAAACCCGAGGAAACGGAAACCAATGACTGACTCGACTACAGCCAGCGCCCCGGAAACAACCACCAGCGCAGCGACAGACGTTCAGTCCGGAGCCCCTACCGAAGCCACTCAGCAAGCACCGGTCACGCCGGAGCCTGCCGCAGAGGCCAAGCCAGGGGACACCGGCCAGCCGCCGCAGCCTGAGTACACCGACTTCTCCCTTGCCGAAGGCATGGAGCTCGATACCGAAGTGCTCGACAGCTTCAAGGGGATCGCCAAAGAGCTTGGCATCACCCAGGAAGCCGCACAGAAGCTGATCGATCTCCAAGGCCAGCTCGAGGCGAAGCGCGCAGTGGCGCAGCAGCAGCAACTGGCCGAACAGGCGCAGCAATGGGCCGACGCCGTAAAGGCGGACAAGGAGATCGGCGGCGAGAACTACGACAAGAGCGTGGCAACCGCCGTGAAGGCCATCGAGCAATTCGGCAGCCCCGAACTGCGCAACCTGCTGAGCGAGACCGGAATCGGTAACCACCCCGAACTGGTCAAGTTCTGTCATCGCATTGGCAAGGCACTGAGCGAGGACAACCTCGTGATGGGCGGACACCAGAACGCTCGCGAAATGAGCATCGTCGACGCCTTTAAGTAAGGCACACCGAGATCAGTAAAGGAGACCCACAATGGGTATTTTGACTTCCAACATGCCGACCCTGCTGGACAAGTTCAGCCGATCGGACAGCACCGGCAAGATCGCCAAAATCGTCGAACTGATGGCGAAGCAGAACGACATCCTCATGGATGCCGAATACCAGGAGTGCAACGACGGCTCCAAGCACAAGACCACTATGCGCTCGGGTATTCCTGAGCCGACCTGGCGCCTGTTCAACAAGGGCGTTCAGCCGTCCAAGTCCACCACTGTTCCGGTGCTCGACACCACCGGCATGATGGAAGACTACGGCCTCGTCGATAAGGCGCTGGCTGATCTGAGCGGCAATGCCGATGCCTTCCGCGTGTCCGAGAACATCGCCAAGCTGCAGGGCTTCAACAACAAAGCCGCGCGCTACATGTTCTATGGCAACACCGCCACCGAGCCGGAAGCGTTCCTTGGCCTGGCACCGCGCTACAACGACAAATCAGCCGAGTCCGGCGCAAACATCATCGACGCAGGCGGCACTGGCTCGACCAACACCTCGATCTGGTTCGTGACCTGGGGCGAGATGACCACCCACCTGCTGTACCCGAAGGGCAGTGTGGCGGGCTTCCAGCATCGCAACCTGGGCGAAGATACCGTCAAGGACGCCAGCGGCGGCGAGTTCCAAGCCTACCGTGACCACTTCAAGTGGGATGTGGGCATGTCCGTACGTGACTGGCGCGCAAACGCCCGCATCGCGAACATCGATGTGACCGCGTTGACCGCTGACGGCGCGACTGGCTCCAAGCTGATCGAGAAGATGATCGAGGCGTATTACAAGCTCGAGAATCCTATGCAGGGCGAGGGCCGCACGGTCATCTATTGCAACCGCACCATCCAGACCTTCCTGCACCTGCAGGCGATGAACTCCAAGAACGTGAACCTGACCATCGGCGAATACGCCGGCAAGAAGATTCCCGAGTTCCTGGGTATGCCGATCAAGCGTGTTGACGCCATCCTCAACACCGAAGCCCGCGTGGTTTAAGGAGACTCATCATGCTTTTCGACGCAAAACTTCTGATGTCCAATCATCAGGCCATCACCGCGACCGCTGCCTCTACCGACGTGATCGACACGGGCAGCACTAAGGACGTAGGCAAGGACGGCAGTGTCCCGCTTGCTGTCCAAGTCACCGAAACCTTCAATGCGCTCGATAGCCTGAGCATTGCCATCCAGACCGACGGCGATTCAGCGTTTGGCTCGCCTAAGACACTGGCAACCGTCACTGTCCTATTGGCCGACCTAAAGGCCGGATATCAGCTGCCAGTCATCACCTTGCCGCAAGGGTGCGAGCGCTACATTCGCCTGAACTACACCGTCAACGGCGTAGGCGTGCCGACCGCTGGCAAGGTAACCGCTGGCATCGTGGCTGGGGTGCAGACCAATGGCTAAGCACTACAAGGTGCTTGAGCGTGCCTTCATCAACGGGCGTCTGTGCGAGCCAGGCGATGTTGTGTCGCTCGAGATCGACAGCCCCGGCAGTCACCTTGAAGAAGTGAAAGCCGAAGCCAAGCAGGAAAAGGCAAAGCCCGGCCAAAAGCCGGCCGCCAAGCCTGATGAAAAGCCGGAAGACAACCTTCCGGACGCGTAACACCAAGGGGCCTACGGGCCCCTTTCTATTTCCGGAGATCGCATGGCCAGTGTCGTCCAAATCTGCAACATGGCGCTTACCCGCATCGGGCAGAACCAGTTCATCGACTCGATAGACGAGCAGAGCAAGGCGGCCGAGCTGTGCGCGCTCCACTATGAGCAGGGCCGGGATGAGGTGCTGCAGGCCTTCCCCTGGCCGTTCGCCGAGGCGCGTGTCTCGCTGGCAGACATCGGCTCGCCTCCCCAGAACTGGGCCTATCGGTATCGCTACCCGACCGACTGCCTGCAGATCCGGCACATCACGGTGCCGGGCATGGTCATGCCGCGGGCAGACGATCGCATTCCGTACCAAGTCGTCAACGCCTCTGGCGGTCGCGCCATCGTGACCAATCAGGAGCAGGCCGAGATCGCCTATACCGCGCGAGTCGAGGACACGACCTACTTCTCGCCCATGTTCACCAATGCGCTCGCGTGGCGGCTCGCTGCGGAGCTTGCAATGGGGCTGCAGGCCAAGCCTGAGAACTACCAGGCGGCCATGCAGAACTATCAGATCACCATTAGCCAGGCTCAGGCGCTCGCCTTCGAGGAAGTCGAGGATGGCCCGGCCCCTGAATCAGAGTTCATACAGGCGCGCAACTAATGGGCACATCCACCATTCAGCCGTCGTTCGCGGCCGGCGAGCTGGCGCCGTCGCTGTATGCGCGCGTCGACCTGGCCCGTTACCAGACCGGCCTGCGCCTGTGCTCGAACTTCTTCGTCATGCCTTACGGCGGCGTGAAGAATCGCCCTGGCACCGTGTTCGTGAACGAGACGAAAGGCAGCGGCGTGGCCCGCCTGATCCCGTTTCAGTTCAATGACGAGCAGACCTACGTCCTCGAGTTCGGCAACCTCTACATGCGCGTCTACAAGGACGGCGGGATCATCGAGTCGAGTCCAGGCGTTCCGTATGAGATCGCAACCCCGTTCACCGCTGCGCAGCTGTTCGAGCTGAACTACACGCAGTCGGCGGACATTATGACCATCGTCCACCCGGCACACGCGCCGCGGCAACTGTCTCGCCTGGGGCACGATAACTGGACGCTGGCCACAATCAGCTTTGTGCCAAGCATCGCTGCGCCGGCAGGGTTGTCTGGCTCGGCTCGCTCTGGCGGCTCTGGCGACACCACCTCATATCGCTACGTGGTCACCGCTGTGGCCGACAGCGAAGTCCCAGAAGAAAGCCTCCCGTCCGCATCGGCCACGGTCGCAAGCTGGGACAGTAAGGCCGGCGCCTCGCTGAGCTGGTCTGCGGTCACCGGGGCCGACTACTACAACGTCTACAAGGACTCGAACAGCTCCGGCATCTACGGATTCATCGGTAAGGCTGACGGGCTCACCTTCAACGACATCAACATCGCGCCGGTCAAGACTGATACCCCGCCGACTGGCAACAACCCGTTTGTTGGGGCCGGGAACTACCCGGGCGCCGTGGGCTACTACCAGCAGCGCCTGTGCTTCGCTGGAAGCGACCTGTCGCCACAAACCGTGTGGATGAGCAAGACCGGCAACTTCCGGAACTTCGGCTATGCCACGCCGGTGAAGGACGATGACTCCATCACCTTCACCATCGCATCGCGCCAGGTGCACCGGTTCCGTCACATCCTGCCGTTGCGGCAGCTGCTTGGCCTGACATCGGGTGGCGAGTGGGTCATTTCGGGTGGCGAAAACGGCATCACGCCGAAGACCGTCAAGGCTGAAATCCAGAGCTACAACGGCGTGTCGAAGATCCCGCCGATCGTCATTAATGACTCGGCCATCTACGTTCAGCAGCGCAACAACGCGGTCTCCTCGCTGGCGTATACCTTCGAGGCTGACGGTTTTGCAGGCGACGACCTAACCAAGTTCTCGCCGCACTTCTTCCGCGGTTACACGCTGATCGATTGGACCTATCAGCAGATCCCGGATCGCTTGGTGTGGGCTGCTCGTGACGATGGCGCTTTGCTGGGCATGACCTTCCTGCCGGAAGAGCAGCTTTTGGCCTGGCATCAGCACCACACGGACGGCTTCGTGGAGTCGGTCTGCAGCATTGCAGAGGGCCAGATGGACGCGCTCTATCTCCTCGTGCGACGCACCATCAACGGCGTCACGAAGCGCTACGTCGAGCGAATGGCCGCGCGTGACATCGAGGACGCCGAGGACGCGTTCTTTGTGGACTGCGGACTGACCTATGACGGCCGGAACAAGAATGCAGCGGCAACCCTGACGCTCAGTGGCGGTACCGACTGGAAATATCCACAGACGGTAACCGTCACTGCGGCAGGGCATGCGCCGTTCACGGCAGGCAGTGTGGGTCGCACCTATCGCCTACGCGCCGGAACGGAGATGGTGCGCGTAGAGGTCACCGCCTACACCTCGTCAACAGTGGTCACTGCCAAGCTGCTGGAGATTTGCCCGCAAAGCCTACGCGGCGTTGCCGTGAGTGATTGGGCGCTGATGGCCGAGACAATCTCTGGCCTTGGACATCTCGAGGGGAAAACGGTCTCCGTTCTCACCGATGGCGACGTTCATCCGCAGCGCGTGGTGTCAGGCGGCTCGATCAGCCTGCAGCACGCGTCGGCCGTAGTGCACGCAGGGCTGCCGTATGTGGCTGAGATGGAGACGCTCGAAATCGATTGGGCAGACAAGTCGTCGGCCACCCAGCTCGACAAGCGCAAGGTCATCACGAGCGTGACGGCCTTCCTGGAGGCCTCCCGTAACTTCTGGGCCGGGCCGAATCGCGGCGCCAAGCTCTACGAGACAAAGCCCGAGTACCGGGAAACCTACGACTCGCCGGTTGCGGCAACGACCGGCATCACCGAACTCAAGATCCAGTCGGTGTGGCAGGAGTCTGGCCGCGTGTACATCCAGCAGCCTGACCCGCTTCCGCTCACCATCCTTGCGCTTATCCCGGAGATCACCATCAGTGGCAAAGGCTGAAGTCCTACCGTTAACCGAAGCGGATATCCCGGGCATCTTGCCGATCATCCGCCAGGCTGACCGGGACGAGATCGAGGGTGCGCTGCAGATCGACCTGTCCACGGCCATTGTCGACGGCCTGAGCGACTGCTGCAAGGCCTCGAAGATCGTCGTGGACGGCCATGTCGTGGCGATCTTCGGCGATACCGCGCACGACGGGCGGACGGGCATTCCCTGGCTGATCAGCACCGTTCATGTCGAGCGCTACCCGCGGGCCTTCCTGCAGGTGTGCAAGCCGGAAGTCGCGGAGATGCTGACGCGGCACGAGTCGCTGCTGAACTTCGTGGATGTGCGCAACACCGTGGCTATCCGCTGGCTGGAATGGCTCGGCTTCACCTTTGGCGAACCGGTGGGCTACGGCCCGCTGGGGATGCCCTTCAAACCCTTTTGCATGACTCGGAGCGCCTGATATGTGCTGGATGGCAGCTATTCCAATCGCAATATCGCTCGCAGGCGGCATGATGGGCGCGCAGAACGCCAGGCAGCAGGGCGCCTTTCAGGAGGCGATGGCCGAGCAGAACGCCGCTTACAAAGAGGCCGCCGCGCAGGATGCCGAGAAGCGTGGCGCGGTCGACGCTGACCGCTACCGGCGCCAAGTCGGGCAGCTGATCGGTGAGCAACGCACGGGCTTTGCCGCAAACGGAATCGACGTGAATAGCGGTACCGCTGCTGAGATTCAGGACGACACGGCCGCCTTCGGCGAGTTCGACGCCCTGACCATCGCCAACAACGCTGCACGCGAGGCGTGGGGCTACCGCGTCGGCGCACAGAACGACCTGATGAATGGGCGCATGGCTCAAAGCAACGCTCGCAGCGCCGCGACCGGCTCAATCCTTGGTGGCGTAGGCAGCGCATTCGGCTCATTTGCCGGGGGTAGGTAATGGCTCGAATCCCAACTCTTGATGGCCCGCAGGTGCAGCAGCGCGGCCTCGGTGCGCCAACAGTAGGCGGGCAGGGGCCGGATAACTCCGGCCTGCAGCGCGGGCTGGCTCAGATCGGCCAGGCGGCTCAGCAGCTCGCCATGCGCGAGCAGGAGAAGGCCGACACCGCGGCGCTGATGGCCGCGGACCAACAGCTCGACCAGTGGCAGCAGCAGACCTTCTTCGACCCGCAGAACGGCGTGTACGCCAAGAAAGGCGCTGCCGCGCTCGACATCACAAACCAGACCATCGGCCAGTTCGAGAAGCAGCAGGAGCAGGTCGCCAAGACGCTGAAGAACGAGCGTCAGCGCGCCCGGTACGCCGAGATCGTCATGCGACGCCGGCAGTCGCTGAACAACGACCTGAACCGCTACGAGTATCGCGAGCGCGAGCAGTACTACGACGACGTTGACCGCGGCCAGATCGAAACGTCCATGCAGGGCGCTGCGCTCAACTACAACGACCCGGAGAAGATCGCCCACTACCAGAACAAGATGGCGGCGGTGCTGAAGGCCCAGGCTGAGCGCAAGGGGCTGCCGGCCGAGATGCAGCAGGCCAATCTGCTCAAGGCCAACAGCGGCATGGCATCGGCCGTGATCTCGCGCATGGTCAACGATGATCCGTACAAGGCCAAAAGCTACTTCCAGTCCGCCCAGGACCAGATGACCGCCGAGGATCAGGTCCAGATCAGCCGTCTGATCGACCGCGAGATCAAGGCGCGCGAGATCGAAGCCAGACAGATGCAGGCAATCGCCCGGGCTGAACTGTCGAGTCGCGTGTCTGACGCGCAGTCGGCCTATCTGTCGGGGTATGACTTCGACAACCCGCCGACGGCCTCAGACTTCGTGGCTTCCTACGGCGCGAAAGAAGGGGCCGAGCGCTACGCCCAGTTTGTCAAGACGCAGGACATCGGAACGGCTATCCGCCAGGTTGCCATGGCCTCACCGGACGAGCGCGCCAAACTGATCGACCAGTTCATGCCAGCGCGCGATGGCGTGGCAACGGAAGGCTTCGCAGTCGATGCAAAGCTGTTCGGCCAGCTGGTCAACACGGCCTCTCGCTTGGGCGATGAACTGCAGCGCGACCCGGCGACCTACGTTGCCAGTCGCAGCCCTCTATTGCGCAAGGCGGCAGAGGACGCTGCAAGCGGAGACCCTGCTGCCGTCGAGGCCTATGCAACGGCCATGCTCGCTGAGCAGCAGCGCCTCGGGGCGCCTGAGCCTCGGCTGTTGAGCGAGAAGCAGGCGGCTGGTATCGCGGCAGCGTTCGAGAACACAGCTGATGGTGGCAGCAACTCCGCGCAGATCATCGAAGAGCTGCAGCAGCAGTGGGGCAAACACTGGCCAACCGTCTACAAGCAGCTGCAGGACAAGCTGCCAGGCGCAGCGCTGGTGATCGGCACGGGCGTCGATCCGCAGACGTCAGCGATGCTCGCGCGAATCGCTCCGCTGAAAACGTCGGAGCTCAAGGCTGGGCTCGACAGCATCGAGGCCAGTGACGCGAAGAAGGTGCTAGCGGAGGAGATGACCGACTTCCGCCTGACTTTGGCCGGCCAGGTTGGCGGCGAGCGCACGTTCTCGACGCTGTATAGCGAAGCCGAGCGCCTTGCTTATGCATACATGAGCCAGGGCAAGAGCGCGAAGGACGCGGTCAGCCTGGTGAAGAAATCGCTGATCGATGACAAGTACACCCTGGCCGGTACCTATCGCGTTCCGAAGTCCTTTGATGCCGATATGGTCGAGGCCGGCACCGAGCGCGCCATCGAAAGTCTGGATCCGTCGACGCTTCGATTCGCGGTACCGAAAGGCGTGGATGAGGCCTTCGCTCGCGACCGTGTGAAAGCCGCGATCAGCAAAGACGGCTATTGGGTCACCCTGCCGGACGAAAGCGGCCTTGCGCTGTACTACGGCGGCGAGGCGGTGCTGACGAAGGAAGGCGAGCCGGTAACACGCAGCTTCGACGACCTCACGACAGAGGCTGTGGCGCGTCGGGTTGTTCCGGTGAGCGATCCAGTTATGCCTGAAGGCAGGATGCTTGATTACAGCAAAACGAGGTCTGCGCGATGACATTGTTTACCGAAGGCCTGGTTGTTCGGCGCGATCGAAACCTGCTTGATGACGTTGTCACCGGCCAGTTCGATGCGGCCGAGGCGGCGTGGGACCAGCAGGCCTTCGAGAATCCAGTCGCCGCTGCTCGCCGATTGGCACAGCTAGACGAAGCAGAGCAGGGTAGGGTGGTCCGCCCGGCCATGACCGCGCGCGGGTATACCTCGCCCGCTGTCCGCGCCGAGCCGGAAACTCCGCTGCTCACCGCCGAGCAGGCCCGCGCCCGCATCAAGGAAGAAGGCCTCGACCTGACAGTCGATGACGCCGGAATTCGTGCCGGGGCGCTGGACATCCTGATCGAGCGCAAGCGGGAAGAGACCAAGCGCAAGTTCATCCTGGACAACGCGCCGGCCTCTACTGTGCCGGTTCAGTTGTTGGCTGGGTTCGCTGCATCTGTACTCGATCCGATCAACGTTGCGTCGGCGTTCGTCCCGGTCGTTGGCGAGGCACGCTATGCGTCGATGCTGGCCCGCGCCGGGCAGTCCGTGGCCGCGCGTGCAGCGGCTCGGGCGCAGGTCGGCGCGGTCGAGGGCGCAGTCGGTGCGGCCATGGTCGAGCCGCTTATCCTGTATGCGTCCGCCCGCGACCAGGCCGACTACGACCTGACCAACAGCCTGCTCAACGTAGCCTTCGGGTCTGCCATAGGTGGCGGCCTTCACAGCGCTGGCGGGCTGATCGGTGACCTTCGTCGCGGCAACCTGTTGGACTCGGTAAGAGTCGAGGCGCCAGAGCTCGCGCCAAGTGTCACGGCTACGCCACGAGCTGCTGCGCAGGAGTTCGCGCTGCGCGTGGACGAGAACCCCATGCTCGCGCTGCGTGATTCGCTCGAGCGTGGCATTGCGGCTGACCGCGTGAGACTGGCAGAGGATGCAGGGCGCCAGGCGCGCGAGGCGCTGATTCCTGAGATCCGGGCCGAGCTGTCTGAGGTTGCTGCCGGCCGGCTGCCCAACGTGCGGGACCTTCGGACTGAGCAGGCTGCAGTTCAGCGCTCGCTCGACACGCTGGACGACACGTTCAAAGCTCGCGCCAAGGAGTTCCAAGGCCAACGCATGAGCCGCGAGCAGGCCGAGCGGGCTGCGCGTGATGCGATTGCCGAAGAACGCCAGCGACTGAATGAGCGCAAGGCTGAGCTTGAGTCAGCCACTGATGTGAATCGGCAGGCTGAAATTGCCCGCGGAGAGCTAAACGCCCTTCAGCGTGGCGAGATCCCGCAGCGCTACCAAGAGCGAATCGACGCTGAGACCAATCGCATTGCAAGCGGTTTCGACCTGCGCCAGACGGCCAGATCGAAAGCCGAGGCTGCTCCGTGGCAAGTCCGCGAGACAGCGTTGCGCGCCGCAGTGGCGCAGTCCGTCACCGGCCGACCCGTCAATGTCGAAGCCATCTTCGACCTGTCTGACCCGGCAAAGCGTGCTGCCGCACTCCAGCGGATTAAGGAGCCGGTCGAGACTGTTGCAGACCCGGAAGGCGAAATTGCCGGATATGCCGCAGACGAAACCGCCAAAATGCTGGACGGAACCGATCTTCCCGGCGCACAGAAAATGCTGGAAGACGAGCTGGCACTGACCGAAGAGATTGCCGCACAGGCTGGTCTCGACGTCGCCCCTTATCTGCGCGATGCAAATGTGCTGGCCGCAGACGCTGAAACCTACGCCGCCGCCTACCGGGCCGCAGCACTCTGTCAGTTGAGGACGTAAATGGCTGCTCAAGACTGCATCGATACCATCCAGGCTGCCGCTAAAGCTGCGGGGCGCGAGCTTGATCTCGAAGAGCTGACAGAGCTCGTTGGCGACCTGCAGGCACGCATCAAGCAGCTGCAGGCGACTGACGGCATGCTCGGCCTGGAGGAGGCAGCCATGCGTGCCGCTGACGAGATGGGGAACCAGGTCAAGCTGGCTGCCGTGATCGAAAAGCGCAACGCCCTGCTCAATGCACGCCGTCGCGCCGAACTGGTCGGCTACATTCGCAGCACCTGGTCAGATCGGCCAGACCTCGGACTCGAGTCTTTCCTTGTCGGAACCAACGTTGCCCGGGCGGGCGCGCGCCGGTCGGTCGCGGCCGAGCAGAAACAGCTCAGCCAGGCCTATATCGCCGGTTTCCTCAACGACATCGAAAAGGAGGGGCTGCTGCCTTTCCTGACTCGCGGCGACCTGGATCAGGATATCGCCGACTCGCTCTGGCGTATCGGCATGGACAAGCCGCTGGATGGCCTGAGCAAAGAGGCAGTATCGATCGCCAAGATCATGCAGAAGTACCAGGAGGCCGCGCGCATCGACGCAAACCGCGCAGGCGCCTTCATCCGCAAGCTGCCTGGTTACGTGGTGCGCCAGTCGCATGACCCGTACAAGATCCAGCGCGCAGGCTTCAAGCAGTGGCGCGACGAGATCCTGCCGCTGCTGGACGAGCGGACTTTCGAGGCGGGTTCTGATGTCGACGGCTTCCTGCTGGCCACCTATAACAACCTGGTTTCAGGTGTGCACCTGAAGGTTTCGACGCCTGATCCGACAGGCTTCAAGGGTCCGCGCAATCTGGCCAAGAAGGTCAGCGCCGAGCGCGTCCTGCACTTCAAGGACGGCGTTGCCTGGAATCAGTACAACAAGGTCTATGGAACAGGCTCGCTGCGCGAGGCGTTCATTGGTGGGCTAGATCGGTCTGGTGAAAGTACCGGCTTGATGCGCCGGCTTGGAACAAACCCGGAAAGCAACTGGAACGCAGCACTTGATGAGCTTCAGATGGATCTTAAGGATGATCCGGAAGGGCTGAAAAAATTCAACAACGATCGCAAGGGGCTGCTTAAGACGCGTTTTGCAGAGGTCGACGGCACTTCACGCATGGCCGTAAACCATATAGGCGCCCGTGTAGCTGCCAATGTACGCGCCTGGCAGTCGATGGCCAAGCTTGGCGGTATGGTGATCTCGGCAGTGGCAGACCTTCCTGTGGCGGCTAGCGAGATGCGATACCAGGGGCAGGGAATGCTTTCATCTATGGGTACGCTGATTTCAGGGCTAACCCAAGGCAGGAAAACAGCAGAGCAAAGGGAAATCCTCTCGACGCTTGGCGTGTTCTTCGACAGCGTGCGCGGCGAAGTAGTGAGCAGGTTCAGTGCCGATGACTCATTGGGCGGCAAGATGAGCCGAGCGCAGCAGCTTTTCTTCAAGCTGAACCTTGGAACTTGGTGGACCGACACCATGCGCAGCACCGCGGCGCTGATGATGAGCCATCTCCTTGCCTATAACCGATCGCTCGACTGGGGCAAGATGGATCAGGATCTGCGGCGTACGCTCGAGCTGTTCGATTTCGACGCCGGCAAGTGGGACCTGGTGCGCAATACTGGCGCCAAGCTGGCCGACGGCCGCGAGTACATGACCACTCAGGGCATCGACAACATCCCGGAAGCGGATCTCGCCGGCTACCTTACCAGCAAGGGCCGCACGGTAAATGATGCCGCTATCGGCGAGTTGCGCGAGGAATTGCGCGGCAGCCTGCGCAGCTACATAACCGACCGGGCAAGCTATGCGGTCATCGAGCCGGACGCAAGAACGCGGGCAATGATGCGCAGAGGGAGTCAGCCAGGTACGGTGCTTGGTGAGCTTGCGCGCTTCATTGGTCAGTTCAAGGCGTTCCCTGTGGCAGTGCTGCAGAAGTCGATCGGCCGGGAGTTGTACGGGCGCGGTTACAAGCCAAGCGCGTATGGGGCTTCCATTCGTCCTGGGCAGGAGTTGATTCAAGCTCTTCGCAGTGGTAACGGTGAGAAGCTCGGAATCGCCCAATTGATGCTATGGACAACGCTGTTTGGCTACGGCGCAATGGCAATTAAGGATATGGTCAAAGGCCGTGAGCCTCGCCCTGTCGACAGCCCTGTTACTTGGATTGCGGCAATGCTGCAGGGCGGCGCATGGGGCCTGTACGGTGATTTTCTGTTCGGCGAAGCCAACCGTTTCGGCGGTGGGCTGACCCAATCGCTGTCCGGCCCGACGCTAGGTCTGATCGACGGCGGGTATGACCTGTTCGCCAGGATGCGTGACGGTGACGACGCAGCGGCAGCCAGCTTCCGCTTCGCCATCCAGAACACACCTTTCGCGAATCTGTTTTACACTCGCACGGCCATGGACTATCTGTTCCTGCACAGCGTGCAAGAGGCCCTTAACCCGGGGGCGCTGCGCCGCATGGAGCGGCGGATAGAAAAGGAGAACGCCCAGCAGTTCCTGCTGCGGCCATCACAGACCTACCTGGACCCGCTAGGGATTGCGAGGTAATCAATGCTCACCTTTTTCGCTATCGTCTTGGCGCGCCTTCTCGACCCCATTGGGATAGGTCTGTGCGCGCTGGCTGCTTGGTGGGTGCCGCGCTACTGGCAGGCGTCCGCGGCCGGAGCCGCTGTCTACGTCGGTTTGATCCTGGCCATGGGCAATCCGACAAAGCCCGTCGTGTTCGCTGCTACTGCATCGGCGGGGGCGCTCATCGGGCTGGCAGCTAATCTCCTGCGCGCTTGGCTGTCTGCTCGCAAGGCCGCCAAGGCATGAGCCTTTTGATTGCCGGCCTGATCGTCTTCTTCCCGCCGCTGCTGGTGGCTGTTGCCGTCGGCCTTGTGCTGCCTGATCAAATCAAGCTGTACGGGATCATCGTCGCTTACCTGGTCGCCTCTGTTGTCGCCGTCTCGGTAGCCGCCGAGCAGTACCACGGCCGCATTCGCTCAACTGGTGACCTGTTTGCATCCGCACGTGACGGCGCCAAGGCGGCTGGCTGGATTGGCCTTGCCGTCGGCGGAGTAATATCTGCCGCTTGGCTCGCCGCGCAAATGACGTAGCACCAACGAAACACCCAAGACCCGCTTCGGCGGGTTTTTATTGCCCCAAATTCCAGGCCCCGCCAATGAGCGGGGCTTTTTATTGCCCGCACAAAAGGATCGGCCATGACCGTTCAGACCAGCACAAACGTTGCCAGCTTCAATGGAGACGGCGCCAACAAGGTTTTCCCCATTGGCTACAAGTTCAACAGCGCAGCCGATCTGGTTGTTACGCTGATCGATGATGAGGCCAAGACAACCCAGATTCTCACGCTGAATAGCGACTTTACTGTGGCGGGCGCGGGAGATGAAGAGGGCGGGGCTGTAACGCTCGTTGTCGCGCCGACTGTTGTGCAGCGACTCAAAGTCACGCGCGTTGTCGATATCCTGCAGCTCACCGACCTTCGCAACCAGGGCAAGTTCTACGCCGAGATCCATGAAGATGCCTTCGACCTGCTGACCATGATCGCCCAGCAGCATGAGTCCGGCATAAATTCGTCTCTGCGCGTGGCAGAGTCAGACCCTGAGCCGGCGCGAATCCCGTCTGTCGCCCAGCGAGCCGGCAAGCTGCTTTCCTTTGACGAAAACGGAGACCCTTCAACTGCTTTGCCAATAGCAGACAGCTCAACAGAGTTGCGCCAAGAGATAGTCTCCGGCTCGCTACTCACCGCATCCATGGTTTCTGGCGTATCGCGAAACATCGCCGATGTTGCAACTCTGCGTGCTACTGCAGGCCGTTTCGATGGTGAGCCGGTCAATCTGCTGGCATACGGCGCGGGCTATTCCAGTGGCGGCGGCGGGGGCTTGTTGTACTGGGATGCTGCGTCGACTGCCGCAGATGACGGCGGAATCACTTTCGCAGTATCTGGCGTTCTGACGGGTCGCTGGGTACGCCGCGTCGAGCGTTTTGTGGACGCTGCATGGTATGGCCTGCCGTTGGCTAGCGGCTCCTGCATTACGCAGGACGCTGCCATTGAAGCCTACTGCTTCGCCAATAAAGTCTCCGCGTGGTACGGGCCAGGCATCTACGACTTCGGCGAGAACAACTGGAGCTGGTCAGGTCCGCGTATCGCAGGGCAGCCCCTAAAGGATTACGAAGGCGTCCGTATTTACAGCTGCCCGGAGGCAATCTTCCGCACTACGTCGGTTGGCGGCGCAGATGTGATGCAGTGCTGCGGCATCAAGAACTTCGGCGTGATCGGCTACCCAACGGTTACCGCAATTCTCAACAACGTGGACGACACACTGTCCGGCAGTAACGCGCTGTCGCTGGTGTTCGGCGCAGTCGATTGCGTGTTCGAGCTGACCGTCAAGGATATGCCGGGGCTCTACAGGACAGACGGTTCAATTGACGGCGGGCAAGGATTTAGCATCCAGCCGGGCACTGGTAACACCAACCCGTACAGCAACGTGATTTTGCGCGGTAGCGTTGACGGCGCCACGCAGGGGTTCGGCTGCGACTTCGAGCTGGACAACCAAGTCGACTACCCGCTGATGGGCATTCGCCTTGATCTCGATATCGCGAACTGTTATCGGGGGGTGGCCATCGCGGGCGCAGCGGCAACCGTGGCAGGCGCAGCCTATACCGGCATCACTGGTTCTGTTCGGGTCCGTAACTGCCAGCAGTCTTACCTGAACTTCCGCTCGCTGGGTACGGCCCTTGATGTCGAGGTCGTCAACACTCTACCCAAGGAGTCGCTGGTAAAGCACGCCTTCAACCCGGACGTCATTGTGACAAACATCCTTGCCGCCAAAGATGGAGCCGCAAGGATTTACGGGCGCGTCCTGACAGTGGATACGCTGCTTAACGTCGGTGGCGCGCTGATGGGTGGAGGTCAGATTGGGAGCACCTCTGAGTTCGCGCTTGATCATGCCGTGACTTTTACCGGCGCTACTAACCAAGTGATAGTTGCCGACTCTGGCGGAAACGCTGTCGACAAATGCCGCTTCAGCCTGACCCATGTGACTACCGGCTACGCGGATTTATCCACAAAAGGAAGCAACACCGTCACCATCAACGGGGCGATAATCTCGCCTGTTATCTACCCTGGAGATACGTCAATCACTGCAGTCGCTGGGCCGACGTTCAAGGCCGTGTACGATGCTCCACTTACGGCGGTTCGGTCTGTGTTTTTCGCATCCGCTCCGCGCGCTGGCGATACTGTGCGGGTCGTGCGATTGGCAGCAGCAACAGGCGGTGGCGTTTCGGTTGGCGGCCTGATGAACATACTGGACGGCACATGGGCAGAGGCGACTTACAGCGGATCTGCGTGGGCTATAACTGGTCAAGGCTCCGTTTAAAGGCTGAGTGCGTGATTCTGTCCGCTTCGGCGGGCAGAATAGGCAGGGAAGACTACGCAACCAAGGCATCAATAATGCGCAAATATGCAGTCCTGTTACTTTCCTTTTATTGCGGGCTGGCTATGGCCGAGCAAAAGGAGGTCAGCAGCCTAGCAGCCCACAGCCATACTGCGGCGCCGCCGCTGGACCTTCTGCATAGCATGCCGGGGCCAATGGCGAGATCCCTGTCAACGTATCCCAACTATTGGGAATTTGAAAAGAGCGGTCATGCGGTAAAAGGTTCGGTCGGTGCGCTTGGTTCGTTTGAAATGAACCTGTCAACCAACATGAACTACGCCGACAACACCCATCGTTTATATGACAAGTCGCAGGATGCCTACTGGCTGGCCCTTGGTACTCACGGGTTTTTCCTGCAATACGCTCCTGCAACTGATTTTTCCGGCAATGTGTGGGATCACGGCGGCAACCAGTACGGCTTCAAGATCACAACAAAGACGGCAGAGTTCAACGGTGACGTAACGCCTATTGCCTCTGGCGCTGCGTCCGTTGGTTCGGCCGCCAAGCGCTACCGAGAGCTGTACTTGAATCGGAAGATCGCAGCGGCCAGTGGAGCAGTCACCATCAATGCACCCTCTGGTCGTGCCTTCGTGCCAGCAGGGGAGACATCTGTTGTGGTTTCGAACAGCTTGGCCGGCCAGGGCTCTATGGTGCTGAGTAACGTCAGTGCTGGCAGTCAACACATCGGGTCGAATGCCGTGCCCTCGCAAGGGCAGATCACTTTGCACATTGACGCAGTGCAGGCCTTTGACGTGCCTGTTGATTTCTTTCTGATGAATTAAATCAGCGGATTAGCTAGAAGCCCCGCCAGTCGGGGCTTTTTACGCCTGGAGCAAACATGCGTACATCAGAGAACGGCCTGGCGCTGATCCGCCAGGCTGAAGGGCTACGCCTGCGCGCGTACAAATGCCCGGCCGGCGTCTGGACCATAGGGTTCGGCACAACTGCTGGCGTGAAAGAGGGGCAGGTCATCACGAAGGAGCGAGCCGAGGAACTGCTGCGCGACGACGTGAAGCGGTTCGAGGATCAGGTTCTGCGCCTGGTCAAGGCGCCGCTGACTCAGGGCCAGCTCGACGCTTTGGTCTCCTTCACCTACAACCTGGGCGCCGCCAACCTCGGCAATTCGACGCTGCTGCGCTTGCTGAATGCGGGCGACTACAGGGGCGCCGCCGCTCAGTTCGATCGCTGGACAAAGGCAGGTGGCAAAGAGCTTCCGGGTTTGGTGAAGCGCCGGGCTGCCGAGCGCGCGCTGTTCGAGGGTAAGCCATGATCGATCAAGCCAGACTCATCGCCTACGCCGTTGTCGCGGCCGTCTCTCTTGCGACTGGCTGGCAGGTCCATGCGTGGAAGGTGGGTTACGACCTCAGCCGCGATCAGAGGGCGCAGGAGGCTGCCGCCGAGCTCGTGCGCGAAGTCTCCGGCAAAACACTTGAGGCAATAGCCGGCATTCGCGTCGAGAACAAGACCATCTACCAGCAAGGCCGCACGGAGGTGCTGCGTGAAACGATCTATCGTGATTGCGTGCTGCCTGATACTGGCCGCATGCTCCTCGAGTCAGCCCGAAAGAATTGACGCCGGTCTGCTGCAGCTGTGCCCGCCGATCCCTCCTGTGCCGGAGAAGGTCGACATGGGCGAGCTGTTGCTGATGGATATCGAGCTGGCCGGCATGTACAAGGAGTGCGCTGCCGGCAAGGCTGGATTGGTTGAAGCGCTGAAGGGGAATTGA